TGAACCTAAACCTGAAACACTTTCACCTACAGTAAATGAACCAACTATATCTGAAACTAAAAGATATGTAGGCATTACAATTGTTGGTGCAGGTGAAGTCTGATAATTATAACCAGCCTCAACAACATTAATAGTTAATGCTCTTCCTATTTCTGTTCCATATGCTAATACTTTAGCACCTGAACCTGATGAAGATGTAACAGTTAAAGTTGGTAACGAAATAAAACCATTTCCATTATCAATCATTCTTACATCTGTAATATCTCCAACACCTGTGCCACTTTCTTGTACTACTTTATCTCCATGATATGGATCCGTTGCTGTTGTTTCTGTTTCTAAAACTAATTGACCACCATCATCTTCTAATGTTACTCCACCATTTACAACTGAAACTTTTGCTGATGCATTACCAAAACTAAAATTAACAACATCACCCATTTCATATCCTGTACCACCATCATCAATTACAACTTCTTGTATAGAACCTGGTCCTACTGGACCAATTTTTAATGATGAACCTGTTCCACCAGCCGTAAGTGATATGTCATCTCCTTGATTGTACAATGCACCATCGTTTGTAATAACTTTGTTATCAATAATACCTGTAATAGTTACAGATACAGTAACGTCTGAATCTGTATTATCTGTTCCTGTAATAGTTTGACCAGCAATAAAAGTACCATTTACAGACGTATCTCCTAAAACTAATTCAACAACAGTAACTCCACCAATAATAAATTTAAATACATCTTCAACTACAGCTGTAGCCTCATTAATAGATGAACTTGTTGGATCATCTGCTTGAGTTATTGTTTGTCCTACAAGATTTGTAGCGTCTGAACTTCCTATTTCTAAACAACGTAATATTTTTTTCGTATCCCACTTACCGTCTGATACTCTTAAAATATTATCTTTTGGATATCTTATTTCTGCCTGTTCATTAAATAATAGTTTAAAAAATATTTCACTTGCACGTTTTGTACCTTTTGCTTGATAAAGTGATTTAATATTTTTAATTAGATTTCTTTTGTTAACATCACCATCCAATGTATCAGGTATAGAAGTTAAAAATGAATTTCTAAATTTGGTTAAAAATCCTGATATAGTTTTATCCACATCAGCGTAATCTAAAAGTTGTTGTATGTTTTGAACTGGATTAGCTCTATACTTACCAATGTTTGCTTGAGCACCTGAAGATGAACCTGTAATTAATTCACCTTCTATAAATTTGTTTTGATGTGTAACAAATAAACGAGAACCTGCATCCACATCTTCTACTAATATTGTTGCAGTAGCACCTGACGTAGCACCTGTTATTAATTCACCATTTATAAAATCACCATATGATGTATCTTCTAAAAGTATTCTATCTGTAGAATCATCTTTGTTTACATTTGTGCCATCTAATAATAAAAAGTTTGTAGCGCCGGTAGCACTATCTAATTGAAGATGATCTGGATCACCAATGTTTGTTAAAGTAATTTCTGCCGACTCTAATAATTGATAGTATGCTTTTACAAAATCTAAAAATAATGGATGATCTTCAAGTACAAAATCAGGTACTTGTGAATTTAAAAGATTTGATATTTTTTCTTTAAGGTTAGCCATTTCATTTAATAACTACTAGTCGTGGTATATCCAATACCAGCGTTTGCTGAACCTCCAACTAATGTATCAGCCTCTACTGTGACCGAACTATTTGCAACATCTATTTCTAATATTTGATTTCTTATAGGAACTAAATCGTTTGAATTTGGTTTTACTGTAACTTCAATAACTGTTGAAGCTGCACCTCTAACGTTTTCTATATTTGAAACATTTAATGAGTTGACTTCTACTACACCAGTTAAATAATTTATTGTACCTTGTGTGTTATTAGCATATGATCTTACAGAACCATCCATTCTATATCTTCTTACATTGCCTTGGCCATCATCATCTAAAAACCAAACATTTGTAGCATCACCATCTATTTTAAATCCTGTTGATGATAATATACCACCCTCAGCAGAAGCGTGACCACTATGTGGATTATATAATGCATTTGCAAAGTTAATTGTATATTTTGTAGAACTTCCGATTGTTGGAACAAAAGATTTTCTCAATCTAACAGTAGTTATATTTGATAATATACTTTCATCTGTATCATCAATTAATCCTGTAAGTTTAGAATGTCTAAACATTGTATCAAATTTTTGTAATGTATTTGAATTGTAATTTGTTATTGTTGTAATAACATCTGACTTAATTGTATCTGCTACTTTTGTTGTTGACTTCTCATCAAATTTAACCGTTGAAGTTAAAAGTACATTTGTAATTTCTGGATCAACAATAACTGGTGTAACTGAAGCAACAGAATATTTTTTTAAGTCTGTTACTATTCTTGCTTTTGTTGATTCTGTAAGATTAGAACCACTTGTTGGTAAAATAGAAATATAAACTCTACCGTAAAAAGGTGTTTCAGCATTTTCACCACCCCAAGCAGAAACCGCTTGTGTATTAGCATATAATTGTTTTACTTTTGTTTTATAATCTTCAACTGTTACTGCTCTGTCTTGTGATGAATAAAAGTCAGGAGCATTTTGTTTTATACTTTGTAATGACTCTGGTTCAGCGCCGCCTTGTGCTGATGAATTTACTGTAACAGTAATGTCTGTAAATCCTGAAACCGAACCAGAAAGAGAAAATGATGTAGCACCATTTGCTTCTGTTTTGTTAGTTACAACATAACTTATATTTACAATGTTACCATCATCTAATTTTTTACCAATAACACCATCACCAAAATATATTTCATATTGACCATCTTCAGCTTCTTGTAAAAAGAAAACTTTTGATGTACCATCTAATTGTGTAATTGATGTTGCTTTAGTGTATGTGTTTTGAGTTACATCTGAAACACTATTTTGAATTACAACTTTAATTGTAGTGGTATCAACTCTATCACTTGGAATTAAAAATCTTTGATCTATGTCCTGTGCGTCATATGTGTAATTATAACTTACGTATGTTCCTTCATAAACATTTAAACTTGCTGCTGTATAAACACCATCAACTGGTTGAACTGTTTTGTCAGCAATAGAAACAAATGTATAAGTTAGACCATCTATTGATGAAGTAAATTTTGTACCTGCTGGAATTGTAATTGTAGAACCTGTACCATCATTGATTACTAATTTTAAATCAGCGATTGGTGCTCTAGCAGAATTAGGAGTATAACCAACTAATTTAGCTAATGACGCAACACTTGATCTTAATTGTGCTGTATCCATAAACATTTCATTGGCAACAAAGTTAGCATTGTAAGCCAAGTAATGAGTATTGTAAGCAAGTAGGTCTAATAAAATTGAAAGTGAACTACCTTCAAAGTCATAATCTTTAAATTCGTTTTGATTGGATAAAAATGTTCGTAATGAACTTTTTATATTTGTAAAATCTAATTCTGATATGTCTAGTCTATGTGAACTCATATTACCTTACTTTTTGTAAAAATGTTGATACGGTAACAGGCTCTTCAGCACCTGTTACTAAAAATGACACCATAATATTTACTCCATTATTTTCAATATCTTCATTTATCACAATGTCTTCCACAGAAACTCGTGGTTCATATTTTTCAATTGCTGTTGAAATCCTATCTTTCATTAAAACTAAAATAGGATCAGTTATATTTTCAAATAAGAAACCTCTTAGATTACATCCAAAATCTGGATTAAAAGGTCTTTCGTATTTGTTTGTTAAAATTATATTTTTAACAGCTCTTTTTATTGCCTGTATATCAAAAACTTTTGCAACATCCTTTGTAGCAGGATTTTTAGTAAAACTCAAATTTAAATCACTATAGATTCTATTTGATCTTTTACTCTTATTAGTTGTTGTTGCATCATAGTTAGAGTAGGCCATATCAATATTTATATGAATTATCTACCGTTTACTAAAACGTTTAAGGATCCAGAGATCATTGCACCAAAATCAGCACTATCACCTACACGTCCCCAAGGTATACCGCCTATCAAAACATTTGATGAACCTTGATTTAAAACTGCTGAGTGAGGAACACATTTTGGCGGGTCGTCACCGTTTGGAATAGTATGAGGTGATACAGGAGTGCCTCTTACAGCACCTAAAATGCCGTTTGCTCTAACTGTTCTAATTAAAGAAGTTGCCAAAGTAGTAATTGACGTACATCCATGACCAGTTGTTAAAAAATCTCCCGTTCTTACGGCCATATTTCTATTTTCCTTGCCCGTTATACGCTTTCCAACTACGTTTTTTAGATTTATTCATTGATGAAAACTTAACACTTCGTTTTTTATTACCAAGTGATGATTTTTTGTAACTTTTTTCTCTTGCTACAAACGTTTTACTTACTTTTGCCATTA